GGGCCGTCATCGCCTGCTGCTCCAAAATGTTCAACTGCTGGAAAATCCGTTGCTTCATGTTCGCGCGGATCTCTGGATCCTGCTTCAACTCGAACAGCATCCATGCTCGTTCTACCTCAACGGGGTTGCGGCCTCGTCTGCGGACAGCCTCTTCTGGTGCCATCAGCCGCATGTCGAGTTCTTGCCTGATAACTCGAAGCTCAAGCTCGTCGTTGTTGATCGTAGCCGGCTTAAGTTCCACGTCGTAGTTGTGGACGCCGTCCAGTTGCTTGGGACCGATACCCAACCAGCCGGCCTTGTACTGCTGTGGCGACCCAGGCCGGGCTCTGGGTTGCGGCATAGCTCCGTAGACATAGACCGTCTCCCCGATCTTCTCCTCGATCAGGTAGCTCTCCCAACCCACCCGATCAGAGAGGCAATCCTGGACGTTCTCGACAATCGGCCCCCAGGTCAGGCTTGCCAGATGAGCCGCCTGATTCAGCGTGTACCCCGCCATCTCCCCCGAGACGGCTCCCTGCACCGTGTCAGGGAGGGCGAGGTCGATCAGAGACTTGACGAACTGAATCGCCTTGTCCAGATCGACGCTGGTGTGAGGCTGATCCATCGGAGCGATGTCATGCGGGAAGATCGCTCCTGGGACGATCTTCTGCCGGTTACCCGCGATCTCGTCCGCAGCCAGCCCGAACGGGGCTTCAGGAAGGTTATAGGTAGGCGGGGTCGTCCTCCGATAAGCCGGATAGGCAAACGAAAAAGCCGCCTGAGACTGCATGGTGAGTAGGCTGTTCAACAAGGGGAACAAGTGCAAATAGGCAAACAACACAGAAAGATGGGCTTTGTGCGGTTCCCGAGAGGACGTAAGGATCCCCGGTGCATGGAAATACGGTCCACGTAGGACTCCCAGATCTGGATCCCCGTAGCTGTGTTTCCATTCCTCCACCATCAATCCCGAGCCGCGCTTCTTTCCCTTGATATCGCCCGGCCCGCGTAGGATTACCGTACAGCGTTCTGGATCCCAGAGTTCCACTCGCTCGATGACCTGTCGCATCGTGTTGGCTTTGCCGAAAACCTCTCCCCAGGCGTTCATCGGCAGCGGCATGCTGGCTACGTCGTCCAATGCCACGATCTCGCCCTTGTGGTTCAGGGCAGCCTTGTGACGTACGAGTGTTTCAAAATACGGTACCGCAGCGACCTCAGCGATTCTAACAAACCCATCTTCTCCGCGTTGATAGTACAGCGTCTCCGGTGGTACTTCAGTAGTCTCGATTGGATAGGGCAGACCCCGCTTTTTCTCCTCGGTTTGGGCATCCCACAGCCGAGTTCGTGAGTCTTCATCCATCTCCCCCGCTTCGACCTTGCGATCTAGCTCTTCCAGGAGTTGTCGAGAATACGGAGTGTACTTCGCCCAGGCCCGGTTCTTTCGCTCAAACGTTTTGAGCCAACCTTCGCCCTTGGTGACGACAGCGTCCATGAACAAGCGGTGAATCCTGCGCTTCTTCTCACGTTGCTGCCGCACCCAGGAGCCTTCGAAGAACCGGCACCGATAGGCCGCATCGTCCTCCCCCTCTTCTCCGAACTTGATGGGGGTGAAGTTGACGGCCGGTGCGTTCAGCGAGAGAGCTGCGACGATCTGGTTGATGATGTGGCGAGGCAGGGGTGTCTGGACACTAATCGCCGTGTCCTCGTAGTTCGTCGGGATCTTGACCTTCTGCTCCAGAAACGTCACTTGGTCGATCAACTGGAGCACCTGATCGCGCTTCTCGAAGTCCCGTCTCAAATCTGAGACGAAGTCTAGAGCAGCATGCGCCCGGTCTTCGGAGTTCATGGTCGCGAACCCCGTCCAACCGGGCGTGCCTACAAGCGCCTGCTCGTCAGGGAACGTCACTTGAGCGCATCTTTCACAAACATACGGCGCCCACCTATTTCTATCATGGGCTGCTGAAGCTCCCCGCAATGACAGCACAGCGTCCGATCATTAGGATTCCCATTGAAGCAAGCGCAGTGAGCGCAAGGCTGCGCCTCCCACTCGACTTCGGTTACTTCCCAATGTCCCGGTGATTCTTTTATGTGAGACTCCTGAAACGCTGAAACCTGAGCATTACTGCCCAGGATTCCGCAGCCACAGGAACAAAACCACTTGGCTCCCATCTAGTACAGACCAATCAGCAGGGTTGCCGTGGTCGCTGCCATCACCCGCGTCACATTCAGCTTAAGTACCGAACCAACGGGCGGAGCCGTAAAGGTCAGCGTCGTCGTGGGATCGCGGGTCAGCCTGACGGCCAAGTTCCCGGCCCCACCTACGTAGATCTGCTTGATCCCCGTCAGATCCGTCGTATCGGACGGCGTGATAGGAATGCCTTTACTCGAAGGAGACACGAGACGCCTCCTAAGACGTGATGTAGCTCAGGGTCGGCGTGCCTGACGCAGACTTGGCGTACAACTGATTCAGATTCGTGGCCTGAACAACCACATTCTGCCCGGCCGCAAGAGTGAAGCTCTGAGTGCCGGCACTCCATCCGATCAACATGGCGATAGAAGCATCGTTGTTTGCAAGCACCACTTCCAGGCACGGCTGCGCCGGAAGCTGAACTGCGGTCGTAGACAGGGCCTGAGTTCCGGTGGCTCGTGCCATCTCATCTCCCTTGAGGTGAACTGGGGATCATCGTACCACAAGTTCAAGCAGACATCACGGTCTGCGTATGGATCGGCGTGATCGTCCGCTTGAGCCGTCTTGCCTGCTCCTCCATCTTCTGCACGGTTGATGCCGCTAACGAGAGGGCGTCCACTTGGTCTTTGTAGACGGAATTAGGAAACCCCAGCAATTCGGACATAAACGTTCGGTACCAAGGGGCGTCTTTATCGATGTACATGAAGCCGTGTTCGGCGCGTCCAGCAGGAAGTCGAGCACGAGCGATCTTGTCGGCTTCCGGCTTATCCAAGCGAATGTCGCACATGATCTCGGACATGATACGGATGACCATTGACCGGATAGCTCCATCATGAAAGTTCTCCGTCTCAATGACCGTCACCAGGGGGTGCGTCCAGCGGATCAACTCCTTAATCCGGTCCTCGGAGTCTCGGATCTGATAGCGTGCCCGGTCTACATGTAGGATGTACAGGTTGAAGTTCTCGTCCACGGCATAGGTCAGGATGACCGTAAAGCATGTCCGCTTGTTCTTGGAGAAGGCTAGATCCACGGCCTGAGCCGTGAAGCAGCGGGGGAACACATGTTGCCAGAAGCCTTCAGGGAGCGGCTTGAAATAGTGCTCGTTGGTGAAGATGTCTCCACCGATACCTCGGGGGTCGGCCTGATAGACCAGATCGTACTCCGCGATGGTCATAGACTTCTTGGTTGCTTGAATAAACTCCGGCGGGAATTGATCCGGCCAGAGAGATTCTCCTGGGAGACGCCCCATCGGGTCGTGATCCTCAGCTTCGAGGGGCGTCCGAATCACGAGCCAGTCGCCTGATTGCTCGGCCAGCTTCATGAAGTGCCCGCCCAGGTCACCTTCAGCGAATCTGGTCATCACCGCCAACAGCCAGCCGTGCTGGGTGTTCAAACGGGGAACCACCGTTTTCGTGTAGTAGTTGATGGCTTTCTTTTGCTCAATGTCGCTTTCTGCTTGCTTCTGGTCGAGAACGTCATCAAGGATGATTCCGTTAGCTCGGGCACCCATGACGGACATACCGAAGCCCACGGCCTTGTAGGCTGGATCTTTGGCACCGAGAGGCGTACCTCTAAGATACAGACCATCTCCTGACCACCCTCGGGTCCGATGGGGACGACAATCGCGGTCCGGAAATACCTCTGCATGACGCTCTGACTCCTGAAGGGTCATCCGAACAGATCCACCGAACGTCTTCGCCATGTCGTCTGAGCTTGTCATGAACAGAAGATTGTGGTCGGGGTTGTTCCCCAGGTAGAAACAGGGCCGGATCAGGCTGTTCCAGGTGGACTTGGCTGAGTTCGGGGGCGCCAGGATCAAGATCTTGTTCTGAGGAATCCTCCGGTTGATAACGTCATCAACGGCCTTATTCCAGTAGCTATGCACTTTTGCAGGAGCTAGACCAAACACGTACTCGCCGTAGCGTCCGACATCGGCTCGCATGCGCTCAAGGGTTTCTCGCGCTTCATCGGCTGTCGCTCCTAGCTCAGCCT